ATTGTAGGTTCAATCGGCGGCGGAGGAGGTGGCGGTGGCGGCGGTGGTGGTGGTTTAGGTCTTAAAAATCCCATATCATACTCCTACTTGTTGAAAAGGGTTGTAATCCATTTCGGCATGAATCTGCGGCGGTCTACTACTCTTAACCGTTTCTTTGATACCGACCGCCGTGTAGCGTAACGCATCAGCAAAGTGCGAAGACCAATCGTGTACTGGTGTAGTACGGAAAGACCTCGCTCTTTCATTATACCCACGGTGATACTGACGGAGCGCCACCAAGCCTTGCTTGCACTTTTCAGCATCAAACCAACTCCTGGGTATCAACATCTGTGCTGCGTGTAATCCATCTTCTAAGGGTAGCTTTGGTACAACCCTGAAATTCAATCCTAAATCCCATGCTATCTCCCTTCTAGATTTACCTGATCCAAGTTCACGCACCTCAATATCATGCGGCGCAAAATGATCTCCATATAAATAATTCTTTTTAGATAAAACATTTACATAATGGGGCAATCCCTCACCCCTATTCTCATAACAATCTATAAAATGAACAGCTCGACCAACTGATTGTACAAACCAAATAGCTGTACTATCACCAACACCTAAATCCCAAAACGTATCCACCTTTACGGTTGGATCATGAGGAACCCTCGATATGCGCCCCTCTTCCATAGCTGCTTCAAGCTCTTTACCAAAAATAGCACCTGGTACATTGGCAACCCATGAACATTCATATTCCTGGGCATACTGATCACTAGTCATAGCTTCTTTAGCGCTACGCAACTCAGTAGCATTCAATATAGCTGTTTCACTAGCCTTATGTACCGCCGTAAACCAATCATCATTATTGGTAGCTTGTTCATACATTTCAAAAAATGCATTCTGCCCTTTTGGCGTGCCTACAAAATAACAAAAACCTTCACGGTCAGATAAAGCTGGTCTAATTACTTCAGGAAATACCTTTTCAGGCATATCCGCTACCTCATC